TGAATACCATATTGCGTTGTTATAAACAGGATTATCATACAACTCATAAAAACAACACATAACCTGTCCTAATTCGTAGAATTTAGAAAACGCAAATGTAAATGGTGATATTTTTGATAATTTGTTATGTAAATTGCACATAATATTTTTATAATCATTTATAACTGAAATGAATTTTTGATATTTTGTTAGTTTGTTTGCTTTATAACAATAGTATTCCATGAGTTCTACAGTATATGCAATATATATCTTAAAACGATTCAAATATTTATGAATCTTTTGCATATTTGAGTAAAAACGAATACAAACTAATATATTTTGATATATTGAAAATAAATAAAATGCTGATGACAATATTAAATACATCTTTTGTCCCTTATCTACTTCATGAAATTGCGTAAATATTTTGAATATCGCATGATTTGGTATTATTGTTTTAATAATTTCAACATATTGTGTAATATTTAACTCTATATTTTGCATTTTTATAATAATAAATGGTATAATCAGAACAAATATGGGCAAACATAATGATAAAATAGGAGACACAATATTATATAAACTCATTAATTGTAAAAAACTAGAATTATAATTAAGACTTTTTGCAAATTCCCAGTCAATATATAAATATTTTTCGCAAAACCCAGTTTCACCTTTAATTTCATTCCATAACGACATCATATCACTCATTTCAAAATCAAAATCAGTAAAACCATGTTTATTACGAATTGTATTCAATTCTGACGAATTTAACGTTTTTATTAACTTTTGTGTTTGTTTCAAATAACTAACATCCGTCGTATAATAATCTGCTATTTGTGTGATAACTTCGGAAGACGCTTTATTAAATGGTTTAAAAATTTCATAATAAATTGGTTTATCATTTGATGTAGCATCAATTTGTTTAACTAATTCTAATTCAGATACTACATTTTCATTAAGCATTTTAACCTTTTCGTTATAACGAATCGGAACAGTAAAGGCATCATTTACATTATTATAAACCATCCTTGTCATTAATTAAAATAAAATATTATTTTATATTGTATTTTACGAATTTTTCCACATTTACACCTTTTAACATTTCAAATACCAATTTTTATATTAGTCCTAGATTAATCCAAGTTTGGTTCAACCTTTTTATTAAAGGTGGAACTCTGACGGCAACTCTTCAATTTGCGTACAATAATATTGCTCAATATCTTTTAACTTATATACATCTCGTCTAGTAATAAGATTAATCCCAGTTCCTTTTCTTCCCCATCTTCCAGATCTACCAATTCTATGAAGATAATTATGAATATCTCTCGGAATATCAAAATTAATTACAACACCCACTTGTTGAATATCTATACCTCTTGACGTAACATTTGATGAAATTAATACACGAGATGACCCTGACCTAAACCCATTAAATGCCTTTTCTCGTTCATGTTTATCCATATTACTATGAATACAACACACCGGAAATCCATCTTCTTTCATTGCTTCATATAATTCAGTTACTCTCTTAACACTATTCGCGTAAATAATGCATTGAGAAACTGAAATATGTTGATATAAATCTTTAAGGGTATTATATTTTTCCCTATCATCGTTTACTGCAATAAAATATTGCTTAATCCCTTCTAAAGTAAGACTTTCGGCTTTTACACAAATTTTTACAGGATTTATCATAAATTTATTTGTAATTTGAAAAATATGATTTGGCAATGTAGCACTAAATAAAGCTATTTGGACATTCTTATTCAAAAAATTAAATATCTTATAAACTTGCTCTTTAAATCCAGATGATAACATTTCATCTGCTTCGTCCAAAATAACTAGTTTTAATTTGTTTGCATTGATATGACGACGCTTAATCATATCATATATTCTTCCAGGACACCCCACAATAACATGTGGCGGATTTCTTCGCATTTCATCAGCATCTTCATCAATTGATGACCCTCCAACTATTGTTTTAATTCTAATTCCAGTCATCATACATGATAAACTAGTAATAACGCCAGAAATTTGATGTGCTAACTCATGTGTAGGAGCCATAATAAGAATTTGATTTGAATTATCATATACAACAACCTTTGTTAATGCTCCAATTGTGAATGAACCTGTTTTTCCAGTACCAGATTGTGCTTGTGCAATTAAATCAGCCCCTTGCATTATAGGATAAATAGCTTTGCTTTGAATTGGACTGGGTTTTTCAAACCCATACGCATAAATTCCGCGTAATAATTCATTGCTCAATTCTAATTCATCCCAAGAATTAAAAATTTTAATAGGTGTTTCTGGTTCTGTAATATTTTTATTTTCCATATCTAAATTACCCGACATGTTATATTATAATATATATATTGGTTTTAAGTGTATTTATAATAATATAATATAAAAAAATTGATATAAAAATTACACTATATACTAGTTATATAGTTATAATGGCAACTACTTTGAAGTATAATATTAAACAAATTACTGATATCTCTTACAGTGGCTTTCATTTTGAAATTCCCGAAGATACATGTGATATCATTAATTATTTATGTGTACAAGTAGGAAGTAATTGTATTAATTCAACAATATTTACAAAATCACCTCCAACTGAAGCGTCAGCAACAGATGGAGCAAATGAATCATCTGATTTATTTAATAAAACAAATAAGAAAAAGCGTGGAAATAAGGCTATGGAAGTAAGTTCTGAAGAATGGGAAACAATTCGTTCATTTCAACCAACTAAAATTGAAAAAAAAGTCGGGATTGAAAATGATATTAATGAAATTCGTTTATATTTGAATAAACTTACGGATAAGACTTTCTTGGATGTTAGAGAAAAAATTATTAATAAGATTAATTTAGTATGTTCCATTTCTCCAGATCAAGAAAATATAACAAAATTAGGATTAATGATTTATGAAATATGTTCTACTAATAAATTTTATTCAAAAATATTTGTTGATTTATTTGCAGAACTGGCTACAAATTACATGTGGTTAAATGATATTTTCAAAGAAAACTATACAAATATTATGTCTGAATATAGTAACATTGAATATATAGATTCAGATAAAGATTATAATGGGTTTTGCGAGATGAATAAGAAAAATGAACGAAGACGTGCTATTACAGCATTTTATCTAAATTTATCTCTAAATGGGTTTATACCTAAAGAAGGTATAGTTAAATTATTAAAAAATATTTTAACTGAGATTATTTCATATATTAATTGTAGTAATGATAAGAAAAATGAAGTGGATGAATTGACTGAAATTGTCGCTATATTATTCAATAAAGATTTAATTGAAGAGGTTGAAGATGATGCTGTAGAACCAGAAGAATATTATATTGGTGGAATGACATCTATCTTAGAAACTATTACGGGTTTAGCACAAAAAAAGGCAAAGGAACATCCAAGTTTGTCTAATAAGGCGATTTTTAAATATATGGATCTTATTGAAATGTAATATAATATATATTTTTTATTGAAGAATATACAATAAATAATAAATGAAGAAAATTTAGATAAAAATTTGCAATTATGACAGTTTAGACCAAAAATGAAACATTATATTATTTGGATATAATAATGTAATAATGTAAAAATACTAAAATATTAAATCTAACTAATTTATATACAAATGGTAGTATCTAAATTAGACAATACAATAAATTATCCTGAACTAAAACGTGTAGATCCTGAAGATTTAAGTAAAGAAGCAAATCTATATCAAATAGAAATAAAAGACTTAGTTGTAATTGTAGCAATAGGAAGTGCAAAAAATACATTTGCAGATAAAAATATAATATATTTTCCGATTTATTTGGTGAAACATAATAATAAAGTAATACAAATAGGAGTTTATGAAATTCCGTCAAGCAACTTAGTTGACTATATAGACTATGATTCGACATTGAATGTTGAAAGACTGAATGAACCATTAATTTATACATTTGCTACAAAAGATATGATTGAAAAACTTAGAAAGGTGCCTATAGAAGAAATAATAAAAGAAGAGGTAATAAAAGAAGACGTAAAAAAGGATATAAAAAAAGTAAAAATGGTAGAAAGTGAAATACTTATTCCACAAATCCGCAAGGATATTTTTACAGCAAGAATTGGCGCAAATATTCCAGAATCATTAAAACAAGAAACAGAAAAAATGGCAAAAGATGCTAGACAAAAATATCATGAAGGAACTCAAGATAATTGGGTTCAAAAATTTATGAAAAACAAAAACTATTCAATAACAGATAATGAGGGAGGCGGGGACTGTTTTTTTGCTACAATAAGAGACTCTTTTCAAACAATAGGTCAAGATACAACTGTAAATAAATTACGTAGTAAAGTATCAGATGATATCAGTCAAGAATTTTATAATGATTATAGAGAACGATATGATATGTTTATGAAAGAAATGAATGAAACTCGTGCTGAGTCGATTGTTACAAAAAAAGAATATGATGAATTAAAATTAAAGTTATCATCTACAATAGATAGAGAACAACAACTTATTATTAGAGATGCAGCATTAAAGGTAAAATCAAAGTTTGATATATTAAAAAGAGAGCATGATTTTGCTAAAGAAAATATTTCTGATGTTTTATTTATGAAAGACATTAAATCATTAGCAGACATGAGAAAATATATACGCACTTGTGAATTTTGGGCAGATGCTAGAACTATCAATATTATGGAAAAATTATTAAATATAAAATTTATAATTTTGTCTAGTAAAAGATATAATAGTGGTGATTTGGATGGTGTATTACAATGCGGTGTTGATGTAGACCCGTTAATTATTAGTAGAGATGAATTTACACCGGAGTTTTATATAATAATTGAACATACTGGAGATCATTATAAATTAATAGGTTATAAAGGTAAAAAAATATTTAATTTTAAAGAATTGCCATATGATATGAAGCGAATGATTGTAGATAAATGTATGGAACGAGATTCTGGAGTGTTTGCTTTTATTCCAGAGTTTCGCAAGTTTAAAATTGATTTAGGGTTGGATTCATCAAAGCGAGAAATATTTGACGATTTAGGAGAAGCTAAAATAATGAATTTATATGATGATCATATTGTGTTTATGTTTTATTCAAAATCGGCGGATGAACCAAAACCTGGTAAAGGTTCCGGTGAAAAAATTCCGTTGAATGCCATTCCTGAATTTGTTAGTTTGGCGAGTATTCCTAAATGGAGAAAAAAACTATCTAATTTTTGGATACAGCCATTTTCATTTGATAATCATCGTTGGGCATCTGTTGAACATTATTATCAAGCTTCTAAATTTAAAAAAAATAATCCTGAATTTTATTTATCATTTAGTTTAGATTCTGGGACAGAGTTATCTCAAAATCCGGAAATGGCGAAGGGTGCTGGAGGTAAAACTGGTAAATATCAAGGCACATTAATTAGACCAAAAACAGTAACCATAGATCCAGATTTCTTTGGTGAAAGGGCTGATAAAGAAATGTATAGTGCTCAAGAGGCAAAATTTACTCAAAATGAAGATTTAAAAAATTTATTGTTAGAAACTAAAAATGCAAAATTAACACATCATGTTAGGGGGAAAGAACCTGAAACTTATGATGGTTTAATGGTAATACGTAATAAAATAAAACATGGAGAGCTATAATCAATAATAATATTGGTAAATAAAATAATAAAAGTTTAGTATAATATATAATTTATGAAAATAACAAAAGAAAGCAACAAATTGATTTCTTTTTTTCTAGAACATAATTGTTTGCTTCCATTAAAACAAACAAGTAAAACAGATTTAATAATAAAACTGTTGTATTATGATATCAAATATGGTGTTAGTTACATAAAAGACTTAAAGTCAAAATTGGGTGATTCATTTTATGATTTAAAAACAGATAAAATATTGAACGTACGTCAAATACCACGACCAGCAACATTTCCTCCAAATGCTTTTCCTAGAGAAGTAATAAAATATATAGATGAGAGTATGTTTGGTTCATTAACATATAAATTTAATATCTTTAATAGAAATATTAATATAATTTTTGTAACAGAAGATGAACCTGATGAAAAATTAATATATAAATATAATAATTATGTGAATTATATGTTAGTTTGGTTATATATAGCTGATAAATATTCATCAAATAAGTGTGCTAGTAACTTAAAAATATTTGTTTATCATACATCTTTATTAAAAAATCTACCAAGTTCAAATATGGAGATATTAAATGAAAATAATGTGAATACCGCATTTACTAGAACATGTCCAGTTGATTCTGAGATAATTGTATTTAGAAAAGAGGAATGGTTTAAAGTATTTATACATGAGACATTTCATAATTTTAATTTGGATTTTTCAGATATGAATTTGGTGGAATGTAATGGAAAAATTCTAAAATTGTTTCCAGTAATTTCAGATGTAAATTTGTTTGAAGCATATACGGAATGTTGGGCACGAATGATGAATTCTTTATTTTGCAGTTTCATAAATATTAAAAATAAAAACGACATTGATGATTTTTTAACTAACAGTGAATTTTTTATAAACTTTGAGAGAATATTTGCTTTTTTTCAAATGGTAAAAGTATTAGATTTTATGGATTTGAGTTATACTGATTTATATGCAAAGACGAATAATGCTGAAAATATAAGAAAAATGATGTATAAGGAAGATACAAATGTATTATCGTATTATATAATAACATTAATATTATTAAATAATTATCAAGATTTTTTATTATGGTGTGATACAAATAATTCGTCTATTTTAAATTTTAAAAAAACATCAAAAAATTTAGATAGTTTTTGTAGATTTATAGAAAAAAAATATAAAACAAAAAATATGTTAGATGGTGTAGAATGTACAGAACAATTATTAACTCGTGTAAAAAAATCTACTATAAAACAAAAGGATATGATATATTTGTTGAAAAATTTACGAATGACCTTATGTGAAATTGGCTAATTCATTATCATTATTCCATTGGAAATATATTTTATCTAATAAAACAATGGATACAACATAGAAAACGACCTACTATGTTTTGTAAAAACATTCATATCACAAGATGAGTGATAGAACCAAAGTTATAAATGCAGAAAGAAAATATTAAGGAAATGAGATTTTAATTTATTTTTTGTCTTATTTTTCTTTTCGGTAGGTGTAATAATTATATAAGTAATAAAATTGCATTTAATAAATTTTTGTTAGTATATATATTATATTTAATATGTGTTGGAATAAAGATGTTTCATTAAACACATTTCTATTTAGTGGTTTTGTGTTATTATTGGTTATGTATAATAACGCATATACACAATATAAAATACAAGATCTAAATAGTGTCTGGGTTTATTTATTTTTTATGTCATTTATCTTGATGCAATTAATTGAATATTTTATATGGAATAATATAAATAATCCAGTAAAAAATAGTTTGTTTACGACTTTAGCATTATTGTTATTGTTAGTTCAACCTATAACAACTAACATGTTAATATCAAATATGTTTATTCAAAGAACTATGTTAACAGTGTATTTATTATGTGCGATGCCATTGTTCTTGTTTACTATGATAAAAAAAGATATACATTCGTGCGTTAGTTCTAAAGGACATTTACAATGGAATATGATGTTAGATTATGGTAAGTCAATAAATTTAGCATTAGTGATATTATGGAACATATTTTTCTTATTTCCGTTATTTTATGAAGGAAACACGTTTGGTTTTTTATTTGGGATAATAACATTGTTAATAATGACATATAAATATTATAAAGATGGTTCAGTAGGTTCAATGTGGTGTTGGGTAGTAAATTTAATAATGATTTATTATGCAGGATACTTGTTGATTTATTTGCCTTTTTATAAGTAACCAAATATATATTTGAAATAACTCTTTACACCTTTGGACATTTTGTCTCATTTTTCTTTTCGGTAGGTGTAATGTTTTGTAAAACAATATAATCATTAATTCATATAGAATATATAATGTCTATTGGTAATAGAATACACTACATATTACAGAGAAAAAATTGATGAATTTGTTGATGAACTTTGCCGAAACTAAAATAAATTTTATTTATGGTGGGCAAACTTATTGTGATGTTGAATTAAGAAAAAAAAGAACATATCATACAAAATACTAAATTTATAAAAAATGAATATTTATGAAATCCCAAACTGCTATACAAAAAGTTCAAATAAATCTCAATATGTTGAAAATTAATAAATTAGACCAAAATTTTTCTACTAAATGTATAAACGATAGAAATGAAGATGGAACGATAGCACAACGAGGAAGGCTGGTGAAAAAAATTCAAATGTCGTTCATAAGTTTTATATTATGTATAAATAATTATTTATATTTTTAGTTTATTTTCAGGTCATAATATGTATCATTGGTTTCTAGTAAGATTGATACTTGCACTTGCTTACCTAATTGTAAATGGTCTTGTAAGATTTGTTGTTTTTCTTGATTTTTACGGTATGATTTTTTTGATAAATTCATATTTTGTTGACCACATACATATCCCTCTTTTAATACTCCATTTTTCGTAAATTGCACATAAACTCCCATATTTAATGGCCCATAACCAATAATAGTTCCTGTATATTTTTCGCACATTTTCGCTTGTTGTTTGATAAATTATGTCTTTCATTTTAATTTTAAAATTTATTTAAATTTTTTTTATTTTAGCTGGTAAATGGCGTTTACTAAAAATTTATAAATGAGGTCATAACTCATTTACTTGTTAATTATAACTTTTATAAAAAATAAAATTTTTTCCAAAAATGTTCTAGAAGACATATCAAAACACACACCAGAAGATATATTAATTAATCTCTAATAAGACATTTTTACACCCTTGAAGATTTAAAATGGGGGCAAAACCAACTTAAGGATATATAAATATATAAAAATAAATGGACAACAAACGAATGCAACTTGTGAATGATATAAAACAATCATTAGTTGAATTAAATCACATTATTTTGGAATCATATATAAATGAAAATTGTTATAGTATAGATTATAAAATTTTGACTGATAAAAACAATGTAATTTTATCAGTTAAAATGTTCTATGAAAATGGTAACAGTTTATTTGATGAACTTTTAATTTATGATTATAATGAAAATAATTTATTGGTTGAAATTCTATTAAATGAAAAACAGTCTTCAAAAGAAATATATGAAATATTTTTGTCCCATTTTAAATCTTCAAAGGTGTAAATTCTTTTTTTCTTTCTTCTTTATTTGAATGTTGCGTTAGACAATGAACTTTCATACAAGTTAAATTCTTTGTGGTATATTCACAATGTAATAATTTCAACAAATAATCAGGAACGTCTTCAAAAATTGAATTACATTTGGATTGCTAGATAATGCAAACCAATCAACTTTATCAAAGTTTTGTTCTAAAATATGAATTACATTTGGATTTCTAGATAACATATCCCATTCAACTTTATCTAAATTTTTTTCTAATAATTCAATTGCGTTTGGATTGCTAGATAACCAAGCCCAATTAATTTTATCAGTATGTTCTGAAAACGGATATCGTGCTTGCATTTCTATATTTACCTAATGTGGAATCAAATAAAAACATTTCAATTTTTTTTATAATATAATATAATATAATATAATATGGATATAGATTCATGTGATATTTGCGGAAGAAAATGTGATGGAGTTCATAGTAATAAAATAATTAGTAAAGAAAAAGAAATACAACAAATTACAAAAATACTTGAAAGTTATGATGAAAAAATGGTTGATGAAATCGTAAAGCGAATCTATGAAAATCGGCGTTTGAAATGTGAAAAGATGTAAATGCTTTTTGCATATATATTATTTATTCCAGTTTCTATGTTGCCAGCAAAATTCACCTAATTTATAACACACCTTACCACATTTTATATCATTTTTTTCTACTGGACAAACATATTTATATGAACCATTTCCTATAGACTTTTTATTTGATGTCCATGCTATACTTGCTTCATCAAAATCTATACACACATCATATACCGGTGTTGACTTTTGTTTTATTTTACTTATTGTTTCCATTTTTAACTTTTATATTTTATACAAACTAACAAAAAGTAATTCAATTTTTTTTCAAAGTTGAACAAACTTGTCAAATTACCACATAACGGAATAGCCATTAAAGAAAAAATTGACATTTTTAATGCAATAATATAAATGATAAATACAGTAAACAATAACAAATGGGAATTCGCAATTTAAACCGATTTTTAAGAGACAATTGTCCTGAATCTATCAAATGCATTAACATGACTGAATTATCAGGCAAAAAAATTGCTGTAGATATTAGTATTTATTTGTATAAATATGAAGCTGAAAATGCTTTATTGGAAAATATGTATTTAATGTTGTCTATTTTCAGTCATTATAATATTATTCCAATATTTATATTTGACGGTAAACCACCACCAGAAAAAAAAGATTTACTTCAAAAGAGAAAAGAAGATAAAGAACTCTTTCAACTAGAATATAATAAATTAAAAGAAGAGCTGGAATCAAAAGTTAAAACAGATGATGTATATGATATTATTGTTGCTATGGACCAACTAAAAACACAAATTGTTCAAATGAATAAAGATAAAATAGAAAAAGTAAAAACACTTATTAGAGCTTATGGAGCTACATACTATGATGCCCCTGGAGAAGCCGATGAATTATGTGCATTGCTTGTAATTAAAAAGAAAGTTTGGGCATGTTTAAGTGAAGACATGGATTTGTTTGTGTATGGTTGTACACGAGTATTAAGATATTTCAGTTTAATAGGACACACAGTTGTGTTATATTATACTAAGGGAATTTATGAAGAACTTAAAATGACACAACAAGAATTCAGAGATGTCTGTATATTGTCTGGAACAGATTATAATATAAATGCAAATGGGAACAATTCTTATGTAAACTTGGAATTAACAATTAAGCATTTTAAGAAATACAAAGATGTTCAAAATAAATTTACTGGTGCTTTTTATGATTGGCTATTAGAAAATACTGATTATATTAATGATATTCAAATTTTAAATAAGATAAATGATATGTTTAATTTAACTTGTAATCGTGAAAAATTAGAAATATTCAATAAAATAAAAATTATGAATGGTAATATTAACCAAGATGCTATAGAAAATATAATGAAAGAAGAAGATTTTATATTTGTCCACATTTAACAAAGGTGGAACCAAAGGTTTTTTATCCACATTTAAGTTCAGTGGGAGTTCGGGGCTCCATCCAACTAATGTAAATATGCTTCACCAATTATTTCATTCGACATTTCATCTTCATTTTTTCTCATTGTAACTAACATAGTATTAATTTCATCATCATTTTCTACACTCGTAAAATTATAATCATCATACAAGTCTCCCAATAATGCGTTTAATTCGCCATCAGCATTGACTATCCAATAAGATGGATACTTATATGTTTTTGTCTCTGGTTCTGTCATAATGCATCTAAAACAAACCATCAAATACTTCCTATATTTGTCTAAATTTTGAACAAAACCTCTCAATAAATTTCGGGCAACATAGTCCGGCCTGCCGGCATTATCACCCTCCCATTTATAGTTCGCCTTATAAAACCGCAATTTTGTTTGTTGCTCTTTAATTAACGTCGAAAATGTATCATAATCCTTTGAAAAAAATGCTCGCTTAGTATCTTCCATATTATATAGTGTTTTATATGAAATTACGTCTTCATTAACAAAAACAAAATCATCATCATCTTCTTTTAACGCATTTGTTTGCGTAGACACATTTGCTGTAATTTTATCTACCTTTTCTTCTGGTTTCTGTTGTTGTGGTCTATTATTTTTAGAAATTTCCTTCAAATAATTATTATAATCCTTAACTAACATTAATTCTGTTTCAGGGTCTATATTATCAATTCTAAGTTTAGTAAATGGTATAGACTTATTCTTAAATGATGTTTCCATACCTTCATTTTGTTTTTTTAAATTAGCGATTTGTTTTGTTACGTCAGCCATTTGTTTTGTTACGTCATCCATTTAATAAGTTTGTTAGTTTGTCTTTATTATGTTTTACTATAATCATTGTTATTATAATAAGTTAAATAAATCTCAAATAAGTATAATATAATGCAAATCACAAATAACGATTTACATACTAATCAATATAATTATGAAATTTTGAAAGCTAATATCTATGTTGTTAGTTTGATTGATATTATAAAGACACAGAAACTAACAGCCGAGTTTTGTGTCAAATATATTCTAAATCCAGACTTTCAGTTTACAGAAGAAGAACAACAAATAGATATACATATGGTGAAAAAATATCAAACGCATTTAACTGAGGATGATTTTATAAAAGCCAAATTAAATAAACGTGTTGATAGTTTTGATGATTTTGATACATTTATAAACTAACAAATTTTTACTATATTATTCGACAAAAAAATTGAAATAAATTATTCGACAATGCTATCAATTAACTAATAACTAATAAGTATTAAAAATGTCAGGAGAACCTACGAATGAAGATGCTAAAATTATTGTTGGAAATTTTTGTGATGTTTGTTGTCAGAATAAACTAAATTATATCGTTAAATACGAGTTAACTAATGATGAAATGAGAGATTTGAAAAAATATAGTAATATTAAGTTTGCTAAAATGTGAATGTAGAGCGTATATTTGAGGTACCAAAATTGACGGCATTATGATTCTATTTTTTTGGTCGTTGTAATAATTTTTGTTGTAGTTTTTGTTATAGTTTTTGTTGTAGTTTTTGTGGCAGGCGTTTTATTCATTTCTCGTTTAGCTGCATTTGCCGCTGCTAACATATAGCCTGCTGCTTTTTGTCTTAATTCTGCTGATGATTTTGGCATATTGCTTAATTATGATTTTTAAAGTTACATAATAATTTATTTCAATTTTTTATTATAATTTACAACCAAACAACAAATACATTCGTCAACACATAATATTCAATTACTTTTATCGAGCTTATTAGATTAAATTATATATTTTTACAATAAATAAAATATATATAAAATATATGATAGTAAAAAAAGAAAAGAAAGGAAATATAACAATTTATTACGTCAAAAAAGATTATGCTGATGATAAATTATCAAAAATAATGGATAAAAAATTAAAGCGTAAAGATATAAAAGATATAATTAATGAGGATGCCGATGTTTATACAGAAGATGGAAAATTATTGTTGCGTTTTAGAAAAAATAAATTAAATTCTGAAAATATAACATCTTTTCACGATAATGTAATAGAGTTTGCTATGAATGCTACAACTAATCGTGGTTCAGCATCGAGCAGTAAAAAAAAGAGTGTTTATTTTAACCCTAAAATTATGACTAACATTTTGGGATATTTTGATAAACTATCACCTATTCAAAAATTTCAATTCAAACAACAAGGAAAACCATTGCCAAAAATAACAGTTAGAGAAACCAGATTTATGAGAGACTATCCTGAAAAATTTAAAAAACTTTTACCTTTAATAAAAGAAATTGACAAATATTATGAAGAATATGTTCCAGAAAATTACGGCTTTCAAAAAAAGAAAGCAAATCAAACTCCGTTTCGTATAGCAAATACCGCTTTTACAACAATAACGACTAATGTTAATTTTCAAACTGCTGTTCATACTGATAAAGGCGATGATGCTGAAGGTTTTGGCAATTTAGCTGTAATTGAAGACGGCAAATATAAAGGTGGTGAAACGTGTTTTCCACAATATGGAATTGGTGTAGATGTTAGAACGCGTGATATTATTTATATGGATGTTCATCAAGCTCACGGAAATTTACCAATTGAACCAAAAACAAAAGATGCCAAACGTTTGTCAATAGTCTGTTATTTGCGTAAAAATATATGGAACCAAACAAAAGGCAAAACTAAAAAATTTATGGAAAGACATAACAAAACTATGAAAAAAATAAGAAAAAAATAAACACAATATTTATTATATAATGATAATATATGATGAATAAAGATTATGTAATATGCATACCAAGTTATAAAAGAGCCGTTGTTTGTCAAGAGAAAACATTATCTACATTACATAAAAATAAAATAGACTCACAAAAAATATTTGTATATGTAGCAAATAAAGAAGATTATGATTTATATAAAGACACTTTAGATTCAAAATTATATAATAAATTAATCATTGGTAAGAAAGGATTAGTTCCTCAACGCCAGTTTATCATTGAACAATGGCCTAACAATAAACATATTGTTTTTTTTGACGATGATGTGGAAAGCATAGATTTATCGCTATCTCCTAGATTTAAAGGTCATAATTTAGATTATTTTATCAAAGAAGCATTTGATGAATGCAAGAAAAATAATTCATATATATGGGGTGTGTATGCCGTGTTTAATCCTTTTTTCCGTAAACCTAGACCAGAAATGACTACTAATTTGAATTATATTGTGGGTGCTTTTTATGGAATAATTAACAGACCATCTTCTAAAGCAATACAACTAACAATAACAAAAGAAAATGGACAAAAAGAGGACGTTGAAAGGACATTGAAATATTTTATAAATGATGGAATAGTATTGCGTTTTAACAAAATAGGATTCACTACTAAATATTATGGAAAAGAGGGTGGTTTAGGTAGATTTGAAGATAGAATAAAACCTATGAAAGAAGCATGCAAAAAATTACAAGATAAATATTCAGATTATGGTCATACAAAAGTGAGAAGTAATGGTATGGCCGAGTTCATACTAAAAAAAATTCCTGCTACTAGCAATGCACACAACACTAGCAATGCAAAAACGCGCAAACAAAGGAAACATAAAAAGACAAAAACAGCTAAAAAAAGATAACTTTATATAAGTATTTGATTATTCAATATTAAATTAATAATTTTTTTGTATTAATTTAAAAAATTACATTTTTTATTATTAAAACATTTAAGCCGTAGTAGAAGTGGCAGTCACAGACTTTTCAGCCTTAGAAAAGTGAGGAGACATATATCGTTGGAGATTGAAATAAGTGAGCTCATCAGTCTTCTTGAGCTTCAAGAGAGAAGCGAGCTTTGCATCAGGAATAATCTTGCGACCATTCTCCTTGTCTTGTAGGTTATGAGCACGAATGTAAGTGTTAATTTCACGAGTTACATCAGTGCGAGCCATTTCAGTTCCAACAGGCTTTTCAAGGAACTTTGCAAGTTCATCAGAAATCTTGGTTGGCTTAACAAACCCAGAAGGTTGACGGTTTCCGGACTTGCGCTTACGCTTTGCTTGAGACTTTTGAGCAGTCTTAATCTCACGAGTCCACTTCTTCTCAAGTGTTCTATATTCCGTCTTCAATGAGGCAATAAGATAACCAAGTTGGTTAAGCTTGGACAGAAATTCAGTAGTTTGAGCTGATAGTTCAACTACATCAATTTCAACAACAGGAGCTACAACTTCAGAAGGAGTTGCAACAGGAGCTGGAGCTGGGGCGGGAGCAGGAAGTGCTTCAACCTTAGGAGCCTTAGGCTTCGATTCCTTCTTAGGCTTTACAACCTGTTCAACCGGGGTATTAACAGCGGGAGTAGTCTCAGTGACTTCAGTCTTAGATTTGCTTTGTCTTGGCATTCTATTATACTATACTATATATAAATCTTTTTAAATTGTTTTTTGCATTATATATATTATTTGTTATTGTATATGGTCTAAAGTATTTCATATCTCCTGTTATTTTAAATAAATTAATTATAAATATCTTCCTACTTACATATAGCAGGCAGCTTGATATAACCAAGGCAATGATGTAGCTGCAGCATGATTCACTAAAGTAATTGCAGCAAGAATATAATACGCACCTAAACATTTATTATCTTTATCTGCACTAGAATTTATAAACCGTTCCATAATGCCTAAACATATTTTACGAATTTCATCTGTATCATCTATTACATTGAGAATTCTATAATTAGGTACGCCTTGAAATGGATTCCCATATGGAGGACAAATCATTCTTTTCATTTCGGTTGTTAATCTTGCTCTAGAATTCCATATATCAGCCAATTCTGTTATAAAAATTCTTAATTTGCGTATATTTAACGTTAAAAACCATTGTGTATCTGTATAGTTTCCTAAAGCATCCATATTTTGAAATAAAGTTATTGCTCTTAATTCAATTGCCTTTTTATCAGTTATATCTTTGGTTACATCATCTATTTCTGTTATTATATTTATTTTTAATACTCTGCTTAGTCTCAATAAAGATCTAAAATTTTCAATAATTTTTGATGATATTGGTTTTTTATTAAATGGATTATTTACTAATCCATTACATTTATAAATTAAATTATACAACGATAATATATCAAAACCATATATAAATCCATCCTCATCTCTAAAGCTAAAAAATTGTTCATTTGGTATATTTGTTAGTTCATCCATTGATAAAAAGTCAAAATTATTAGTACATAATAATCTATTTTTATAAGCAGGACCATGTATATTATTATATTTCCGTTGCAAACATCCTCTTATTATTTTTTGAATCTTAATTGCTAAATTCGATAAATATAAATATGCAAATAATCTTGTAGTTAATTGTTGCTTATTTCCTGTTAGTTTTAATTTATATTCCTTTGAACATTGTTTTAACTGTTTTATATTATAATTATAATTCAGTAAAACATTATAATCACTAAATTTAGGAATAATGTCTATTTCGCCAATTATTTTTTCTAATTTATTTGAAACTTGTATATTTTTAGACACTTTATCCTCTAAAAACATGGCATAATCAGTGATGGACTTACCTGTATATATATTTACGGACATATATTATATATATAGGAAATGTTTTTGTATTATTTTTATTTAATATATTAAATGTTATTGTATTTACACGTAATAGATAAGCTTTTAAACTAATTTTATATTTAAAAAAAATTGATTTAAAGATACAACACGTATATAGAGTATATCTACAGAATGGCAGACTCTATTGTTGACGGCACTAATATCGATGTTAATGTGTTTCAAATTTCAGACCCCAAACCACATGCAAGTGGAGCAAAGGTTAGCAATCTGATTAATAAAAATTTTAAGGAATCTTTGACTATTTCTACTCCACTTATGCTAACTTGGGGAGCTCAAGAAGGCAAGGACACTGCTGGTAATCCAACTGGAAAGTGGTCTATGTCTTTGCAATTTCCTACTGCTGAATATTCTAATCCAGATACTGAAGCATTCTTGAAATCAATGCGTGATACTGATGCGGCTATTAAAAAGGTTGCTTTTGATAATTCTCTAAAGTGGTTTGGAAAGGAAATTAAGAGTGAAGAGACTGTTAATGACAAGTTTAATGAAATGTTAAAGCATCCTAAGAAGGAAAAGGGAGGTGTTATTCCTGATACTTCTAGACCACCTACTCTAAATATTAAGATTCCTCAATGGAAGGGCGTTTGGAAGCCTGAAATTTACGATGAAGATGGTGAACCACTATATATTAATGGAAAAGTGAATTCACATTTGTCTCCATTAGAATTTTTGAAGCCTAAGACTCATGTAATTTGTTTGTTGCAATGTGGCGGTCTATGGTTTGTGAATGGTAAGGTATCTATTACTTGGAATTTGATGCAAGCTATTATTCAAAAGCCTAAGGCTACAATTGGTGGCAGTTGTTTCTTAAAGCCCAAGGATTCTGATAGGGAGAGATTGAAGTCTCTACCACCTCCTGAAGATGATATTGACCCTAATGGTGTCCCTACTACAGTTGTAGAAGATTCGGATGATGAACGCGAAGCTATTGAATCAGTTGTAGCAAGATGTACAGTCAGTCATGCACCTACACCTGTACCTGCACCTGTACATGCACCTGCGCCTGTTGATGAACAAAATCCAGTTACTGAAGAAGTTAAACCAAAGAAGAAGATTGTTCGTAAGAAGGCCGAATAGAAAAATGTAATAGTAATTTAATGCAAATAAATAATAAATAACTCTCTTTTTTAATCTTGTATTGTCTACAAAATTAAAATACTTATATTAATTTTATTTTAAAAATAATGTCTGATTTATTACTAATATTATAAATATCGTTTTCTGAAATATATGCAATGCCTTGATTTTTAAATTTATATAATTGTTCCTCTTTTATGTGTAATTTTTCTAATGGAATAGAAAACCATTTGTCTCCAATTGACAAACTAACAAATTTATTATTAGTTATTAAATATGGTAAATCATTTTTAATATTTATACATATTTCACAATATATATTATTATTTTCATCAATATTTATGTTAGTTGGTAATTTAGGTTGACATAATACGATAATTTCTGTTCCATCATCGGCATCGAAATACAATTCATTATGCCATAATGGAACTAAATATAATTTATTATCAACATATAATTTGTAAATATTGTGTTCTATAATATCATTCAAAAGTGGTTTCAATATAAAAACTCTATCATTTTTATATTTGTCTTTTATGATTGAACTAACAAGTTCTAATGTATCATTGCTAATATACAATATGTCTTTGTATTTGTATAATAATTGATATAATTCTATTGCTTTTTGTTTATCTAATTTCTCAAATTTTTTTGTCAAATATGTTAAAGATATTGCTTCATATCCTAATGATATTTCCTTTACGATATCCAATAATAATTCATTATAAGTTCCTTTTACTAAAGAGGAAATGAAGTTACTTAAAATATCTATATAATTTTTTGACTCTTTAGAATCAGTTGAACTAACAAAATCATCAAAAGCATTTGATTTATCATCTAGTTCGTCATTAATAATACGTAATTCTTTTTGTAAAAAATTATATGATTCATTTATCTTTTGAAATTTTGTTGTTGAATAATTATCATTATTTTTATCAGGATGCCACTTTAATGCCATTTTGCGATATTGTTTTTTTATATATTCTTTGTCTAATTTTGTTAGTTCAACTTCATCTAATGATATATCTAATTCTTGTAAAGCAGATTGTAAATCCATTAAATGTAATTATATTATAATCTTTATATACAAAATAATTATTTGTTATTTATTTTTGATAATAAATTTTTGTGTTTCTTTAAGTTGGAATTTAGATAAATTCGGTGTAAATGTCTAAAGGTGTAAAAGGTGTAAAACTACTTGAAGAACCGCCTTCTATCTAAAACCCATGAATTATACGTGTCAAATAAAATAAATAACTTTCCAGATGATAAATCGGTCTATAATTATTATTATAATACTTCAAAAACTTATATGTTTTTAATAATACATCAGACATATTATTTGTTTTTATTTTTTTTGATTTTATCAACTCTGTTAGTATATACCATAAACAATCTGTTATATCTAAATTATAAATAAATATATCATACAATAAATCACGAAATTTTAAGAATTTTAATTCATTTATATCTATCATTTCTTTCAATATTTTATCGCAAATTATTTTATGAGGCTTCATTAAATCATATATACATGTATGTAAATTTTTTATATTCACAATATTCTCGACTTTCAAATCATTAGGAACCTTTTTTCTTGTACATTTTGAATAAGATATCTTACTTGGTCTTGCCATATGTATTATTTCACAACAATTTAATATCGCATCTGGAATAAAACTTATTTCCTCTGTTAATAATATAAATTTTATAATTATCGTTGACGTATTATTATCTTGCATATAACTATAAAAATTTTCTAACAATTCGCTATGTATATTATGAAAATCTTTACACACTATTATGCCTATTTTGTTAGTTTTTGCTGATAAAGCATCCACTATTTGTTGATATATATCATGCCATAATAATTTTGAATTGCAACCCAATAATGACATATCTATCTCATAATGAATGTCACTTATTTTAAAAAAATACTGTTTTTTATCATACATTAAACTCATTTTTTTTTCATATTTTAAATCTGTTTGACTATAACGTTTTATAGCATACAACAATTGACTATATTTACCTACACCTGATGGTCCATAAAAAATTAAATTACACATATTTTCCAATTTATTCGGAAAACGAGAATAATATTTTTCTATCTTTGGATGTAAATTAAAATTTTTCACTTCATTTACATATTCTTCAAAATGAGATTCCAAAAATTTCATTATATATACACATTAATACATTTTCTTTATTTTGTAATTTATAAAAACTATATTAAAAACATATTACTAAACTAACAAAGGGAAATGCTTTCTGTTTGTAAACTGGTAACAACCATAGAACAATATCATGAAGACAATGTATATTTTTTAGAACCTATCAAAAATAATATTATGAATAATAGCAATTTCATTCGAATAATTTATTCTACATCACTTTTTATTTTAAACGGAATATATATATATATTCAATTAAATCACACATCTGTTGATAAATATTATAACAAATATAAATGTTCATTTGATGTTTCTCAATATAAAGTTCTTATTGAGAAACTAAAAACCCTTGAAGAAGGCCTTATCAAAAAAGTATCTATTAATGGAAAAATACCACAATTCAAAATATACGAACAACTTAAAAATGGACATATTAAAGTCTTTTCAGAAACTACTAACAAAAACGGAAACTATTTTGTGCTTAAAATTGCAGGAATATGGGAAACAGAGACTAATTATGGACTTACTTATAAATTTTTACTTATGTAATATTATATGTTGTTAGTTATATTAGTTAACCTTGTGTCGAATAAAAATATAATATTACACCAACGGTTAATGTTGATAATAAATTAATAACACTTAATAATGTCAATAATGAAAATGTAGTTCTAGTAAATAGAGAACTATTTGTATCTTCAGGTGTTTTACTATACATGTTGTTAAATACAATTATTATTTGTGTAAATAAAAATATTACTGATATTAATGAAAAAGTCGAATAATATCCAGATATGTGTCCAGATGAGATATTATCAAAAAACTTATATAAATAGTATATTATAAAACATGTTATTGTTAAAATCATCATAAATGGAAACATATCTAAAAAAGAAATACGTGTAAAAAATAAACATACTAATACTACAAATAACATTCCTACAAATAACCCAATATATCCACCAATTAATGCTGATAATCCATTTTTATCCGTCATATTTGTAGTAATAATTATTATGACACATGATGCGAACACAATTGCTAAAAGTATATTCATAATTTGTTTAAGTTCTAAATTGGCAAACATAATTAATATATCACTATATAATTATATTATTATTCTATTATTATCAAATGTTAGTTTCGAACTTATTTTTTAAATCATCTATTTCTTTTTGCATTTGTTGTATCTTACAAACTAACAAAGGGACTAATTCTAAATAATCAATCCCTTTAATACTAGAATATGTTTTGTCTGGTTTAATATTTACCAGTTCAGGATATTCATTTTCAAATTCATCGGCAACAAATCCATAATGTGTTGTATTATCTATATCATCTATAAATTCAAACGATACTGGGTTTAAATTCATTAGTTTGCATGTTTCTATATTCAGTTTAGTAATATTTTGTTTTAACACAGAATCTGATGGTTTATAAATATTTCCATCTATATATAAATTTCCAGGAATATATAAATCTTTACTTATATTTGTATTAGGGGTTATTACAGGTTTTATTCCATTATTTATATTTGCATATGTTTTTAAATACCATAAATTTGATGGAACACCATATGAAAATTGTTTTATATATGCTGTATTATTTGGTTGTATTCCAGGATAATTTCCACTCATTAATATATTATATTGGCATTAATTTTTTAAATATTTACGAAAATACTTATATAAAAAATTAGTAATATAATATATTAATGAGTAAAAATGTTTTTAATAATCATCCATTAATTAAAAATTCAAATCAATATTTTCTAGAACAAAAATTTGTGTCAATTAGTTCAGAAGATCGTGATATTACTAAATATCCTACTTCATCAGAATTTGAAATGTTACTCCCTCAAGAATATTTAAATGTTGCTTCTGCCCGTTTATATTCATGGTCATTTCCTGCAAATTATGATGTATTTTCATCATCATATTATAATGTTACAATGACATTTAAGATGGATACTTTATATAATCCAGCAGATCATTTTTTTGATAATGCTCTTGCAAAAGGAATATATGCTGCATTAAATTATTACAAACAAAAAGAATTATTAATTGTTATTGAAACAGGGTTTTATAATCCAGACCAAATGGCAACGGAATTAACAAATAAATTTAATGCTACTACTACATCAATAATAAATAGTTTTTTTGATGACCCATCATTATGGAATGGTGTTGATTATACAACTGCTAAACGATTATTTGAACTTTCTGGTGGATATAATAGATTTAAAATTGTGTATAATTCAGTTGCGCAAAAATTATGGTTTGGAAATAATGCGGATCAATTTACTATTAACAATAGTTCATCAATATATTTTAGAGAATTTTTTGTAAACAATTCTTGTTTCAGAAAAAATAAATTACCAGAGTGGGTTAATTGGGGTCTCCCAGCTTATTTAGGTTTTACTAGATGTGATTCCATGGCAACTAATGCGTCTACATATTTAGAAACAAATGCAGATGCTTTTATATCTATAAAAGATGGAAACCCTGTTCCGCGTTTTTTTTATGGTGATGCCGTTCCTGAGTCAGGTGATGATGGATATTGGTTATTGCCAACATTGCCAGGTGCTGAAGTGTATTTTTTAAGAGCTCCATTTAAAATAAGTTTTATGGGGCAAGCATATATTTATATGGAAATAGAAGGATGGAATTGCATTGATGAAACATCTCCTTACAATTTATCTCTTTATACTGCTACAAATAACCAAACAAACGGTATTGTAAATTCTTCTTTTGCTAAAATAGCAGTTCCTACTACACCTATATCTCAATGGTTCGATACAGAAATGGGACCATATAAGTATTGGAACCCTCCGGCCGAAAGAATTAGTAAAATTAAGGTAAAACTAAGATATCATAACGGCGCGCCGGTCGAATTTGGACAATTTGATTATTCATTTATGCTTGAATTAAATATATTAAAACCACAGCAAGAACGCTCATATAGTATCGTTAATGCATACGATTTAGGTCAACAACAATCTTTTGCTAGTAAATATATATAATTATTCAATATTGTATTTGTTCTTTATCCAATTTACAATTAACAGTTTGTCACATTTTTTATAATCGCTATTAAAATCGTTTAATTTGTAAAATTCCGGTTTTTTCATTCGTGGTTTTTTATAAAAGATATAATCGCCGTATTTACCGGTTCGTATGCTTAAATTATTATTTAATTCTCTAACTAATCCTATAGGTTTTTTTGGGTCCAACACTGTATCTTTATCTAGATATCGTATGACATCTATATATTGAATGTCATATATGTTTAGGTGTCCAAATTCTTTTAACGATCTTATTTCATTTCCCCACTGAGCATAAATTCCATATTTTCCATTTTTAACAAACAAATCTTTACCTTTGTATTTACCAATTGCTGCCTTATCTATGGGTGTTATATCTATTATATCTTCCAATTTTATATTAGATGATTGTTTTAAACTTTGTATATCCAAACTCTTTTTAACTGGAATAAAACTAACATCCTTTTTATTTTCAGGATTTGTATATTTTATAACAGGTCCATGTTTTCCGACAATTAATATATGGGCTTCATCAATTTCTAAACTAAATTTTGTTAGTTCAGGACTTTTATCAATTGCATTATTCAGGTTATTGTAACATTTTTCACATAGTTTATACCATTCCATGTTGTTATTAGCAATTTTATCTAGTTCATCTTCCATTTCTTTTGTATAATCATAATTAAAAAACATATCGAATTTTTCAATAAGAAGTTCTATTACTATTATTCCTAATGGTTGAATAACAAGTTTGCCGTTTTCATTACCAAACACTCTTTTACTAACATTTTCTACAATAACGTTATTTGTTAGTGAAAAGTCTATTTGTTCAATTTCTTTACCAGATATATTTTGTTTTTCTACATATTTTCTTTCTTGAATTTTATCAACTAATGATGCAAAAGTAGACGGTCTGCCTATGCCTTTTTCTTCTAATAATTGAACTAATCTAGCTTCAGTATAATGTGACACTAGATTAATTAATGTAAATTTAGAATCTATTTTTTTTGGTTTTATACTAACATCTTGTTTCAATGTCTGTAAAAATTGGTAATTATTGTTATCCTGTTCTGTCTCTTTTTTATTAATAATTAGCCAACCTAGAAAAATAGGTTGTTCAGTTTTATACACAAATTCTGAATCCATCGGTGCTGAAATTTTTGCGTTAATGTAATTGTATTGTGCAGAAGGCATACATGATTCAAGTGTTCTTTTCCAAATAAGTTCATATAATTTTACGGCTTTTGTGTGCAATTCTTCATTTGCTTTTGAAATAGAATTATTAATATTTACAGGACGAATAGATTCGTGTGCTTCTTGTGGTGCTAGAACTGATTTTTCGGTTATTTTTATAGATAAATTATCAATTGCCTGACTAATATATTGTTCACCATAAACTTTCGTTATAAATAATTTGATGTCATTAATAAATTCATTGCTATATTTTTTGGAATCAGTTCGCATATATGTGATATAACCATTTTCATATAATTGTTGTGCATATTTCATAGTTTCTTTAGGAGATATATGTAATTCATTTGATGCCAATTGTTGTAATGTTGAAGTAGTTAAAGGTTCTGGTGATTTTTTGATTGTTTTTTTGGGTGAACTAACACTATATTTAAAATTCCATGTTTTGCATTTTTCAAGAAACTCTGTAACTATAGACGTGTTGTCGTATTGTTTATTTAGTTCAAACATAAGATTTAAACTAGTGAAATACCCGACTGTATTATATACAGTCTTTCCAATTGCATTCTTGTTATCTAAATAATTTTCATATATAATTCTCAATGCTGGCGTTTGACATCTACCAGCTGATAAACTAGTATCATGGGTTTTAGTTATACATTTCCATAAAAGTGGAGAAATTGTAAATCCAACTAACAAATCTAATATTTGTCTAGCTTGCTGTGAATGAACCAAACTCATGTTTAATATTTTAGGTTGCATAATAGCGTTTTTTATTGCAGATTCAGTAATTTCACGGAAAACAATACGCTTTGTTTTAGATATAGATAACCCAAATAAATCACAAATATGCCATCCAATTGCTTCCCCTTCCCTATCATCATCTGTTGCAATAATAATATCTTTTGCATTAGATATTTCCGAACGTATTTTTTCAATTTGTTTCAACTTAAGGTCTTCATTAATAATTGAATATTTAGTTAAAAAATTATTAGTAATATCTATCGCTTCTAACCCAGATATATGACGTAAATGTCCAAAAGATGCAATTACTTTATAACCTGGACCTAAATATGATTCTATTTTTTTACATTTTGCAGGAGATTCAACAATAACTAATGCTATTGACATTATATAATATGTAAAATAGTCTTTAGTATTTTTTTACATATTATTTACATAATACGACACCCTGAACTTTTTTCATATAAACCATCGTCTGTTGGCGGTGCGTTATTTTCAGAAAAACTTTCTACTAAATCAATAAACTCGTCAATTTCCATATTTTTACCTCTAGAACCTTTATCACAAAAAATAACATTAATGGTGTGTGTTTCATTATAATATTCATCAATTGTAATTATATCATTTGATTGTTTTTTCCATTTATTAATTCTGGATGTTAAAAGTGTGCTATAATTTTTATCAATAACTACATTGATATCTACATTTGATATAGCAATTAATTTAGATTGAATTTCATTTGCTATTGTAATTAGGTCTTCAAATTCCGGAATAATTGCAAAATAAAGAGACATTATAATTATTATAAATATGTTTCTAAATGAAAAAATACGTAAATTAAATTATTATGTTTGTTGATATTTGTATCCCACTTTCATAGAGTTCTTCATATTTTTTAACTTTAATAAATTCGTTATTTATATACACCTGACAATTGAAGACCAATTTTAACCCATTTATTTTTCCATTTTTATATGGTATTTTGCAAATTAATCTGCCTTGTATATCATATTCCGAATAAACTCCATCCAATAATCCGTTTCGTGTTGTATATGTTATATTTATTTTATTTGGGTTTTCGTGAAAATAAAGTCGATAATGGTTGACACAATCGAATATTGGATTTATTTGTGAATTTTTCCGGATTAACTTGTGTTTGAAATTGCACATGAATTGACCCATGTTTAATTTTTTGTAAAGCTATTAATTATCTTGCGATTATACCATCTTATTTATAATATAAGAATATTTCAATTTTTTTGCGGGGATACCCAGCACTCCCCCTAACTACAAATGTTATGAAGAGGGTGGATTTTGTTCATAATTGAATAATAACCCGTTTTATAATTGAATAATAAAACTGATTATTTGGTTGAAGTAATTGCGGTCACGCAACGCAGTAGAAACCTATACGAAATTGGATTTCGTTCTACATACTAATATTTTATTTTCATCACATTCGATTTTAACGCAATATTGAGTCCTGTATTAGTTCACAGCCCAGAAAAATCTTCAATCGTTGTTTCTATTTGTATTATTGTAAATTTTTCCATAGTAACCGTTAACAGTTAGTTACATAAAACTTAATTCATTTTGTTGTTATATATTTTAAAAAGTAACTTAAAGAGTCTTTAAGTTCAAAAATCAATAATATATATTATTTGAAACTTTTTTCAAAAAAGTCGGGGCCAAAAATGAAAATGGACATTTTTAAAAATGTCCAAAATTGAAAAACCGAAAAAAGTTTTGAAAAAAGGGTATAAATCCTGAATTGTGACCATTATGGTATGGATAACAGAAAAAATACCGCAAAAAATGTTACGATAAAATATTTTTGAAAATACTTAAAGATATTTTCTAAGGTGACAATATGGAAACTTTAGGTGACAAAAACGAGCAAAATTTAGTCAAAAAAACATGTAATTTGTTCTATTGTGAAAAATGTGATTATTTATGCTCTAAGAAATTTAATTGGAGTCGTCATTTAATGACACCTAAACATATGAAACATGCTCATTTTGGGGTATTAGCTAACAAAAACGAGCAAAACGAGCAAAACGAGCAAAACGAGCAAAACGAGCAAAACGAGCCAACCCAAAATTACATGTGCAACCAATGCAATAAAAAATATACCTCTAGAAATGGTTTGTGGAAACATAATAAATTACATCATTTAATACATAAAAATGATGAAATTGATAAGGAATTAGTATTTGCACTTATTAAAAACACAACTGAAATGAAGGACTTAGTATTGAAGATTGTAGAAAATGGAGTTATTAATAACAGCCATAATACTACAAATATTAATTCACATAATAAGGCATTTAATCTAAATTTCTTTCTAAATGAAACATGTAAAGATGCCATGAATATAAGCGAATTCATTAGTTCCATTCAATTTAATCTCGAAGATTTGGAAAATACTGGAAGAGTTGGATATGTAGAAGGTATTTCTAATATTATCGTAAAAAACTTAAATAACATTGAACGACATATGCGACCACTTCATTGTAGTGATACAAAACGTGAAATATTATATGTTAAAGATAATAATAAATGGGAAAAAGAAACAGATGATAAACCTATTTTGAAGAAAGCTATAAAAGTAATTGCAAACGAAAATATAAAACAAATAAAGCATTGGAAAGATAAAAATCCCGATTGCGTTTCTTCTAATTCAAAAAAAAACGACTTATATTTAAAAATTGTTAGTAATTCTATGAATGGATTAACAGAAGAAGAAGGAAAGAAAAATATAAATAAAATTATAAGCAATGTAGTAAAAGAAACTGTTATCAATAAAGATGGAAACTAAAATGGTTTATTTTAACCATTTCGTTGTTTCTTAAATTGCGACCATGATATATCAACCTGGGCACCCTTATATTCCTGGTCATATTCACCTGTTTCCGGATTTAATTTAGCTGCTTTCTTTAAGGCACTATCCACATAAATATTCTTTAATAACATTCCAAATTCATACGCACCTTCATGCTGACCCAATTTTGAATCTTCAATATCTCTTAATACATCAAACGCTTTAAATAATATTTTTAAATCTATTTCATCCTTTCTTATTTTATTGTAAATATCAGTATAATATGTAAATAAAAAATTACATTCAGACATACCCTCTAAATGAACCTTTTCAGGTTCATCACTATATTTTGCCTTTAACATAATTAAATTATTTACATCGTCTCTTAAAATATGACTATGCTTTAATTGTCTTATTAAACCAGTATTATCTTCCACATTATTAGCACTAATCATTTTTTGCAAATGAAGTCTTTGATTATCGTTCATTATATTAGTATTTTAGAATACTATTTTTAAACTATAACTTATTATATTATTATTTTGCATTAGTAATATATAAATGAATTCTCAACCAAGAGTTGTTGATACTGGAGCAATTCCACCCAATACAATTAAACCATTACCAGCAGGAGCTACTAACATATATACTGCTGGAATTATTAAACAAACAAATCAAAATATTGCTCAAAATAATTTGGTAGGAACTAAATCTGGTGGCAAAAGAAAACGAAAATCGAACCAAAAATACAATTACGTTGGGGGAATTCCACCTGTTAGTGTAGTTCCATCAGCACCATCATATGCTGTAAATAAAGCAGAAATAAACGCGAATAACACCGCTATTGGCGGTTTGGCACTTAAAGTAGACAATCAAGCAGTATTTGACAAAACGGTCGGGGAAGGACCAAATACAACTGCAATGTTAGCTGCAAAACAATCAGCAACTTATTATGGAAATGGAATGAAAGGAGGAAAAAAAAAAGGAGGAGGAGCGTGGGGATGTTTAAGTGGGGGAAAAAAATCAAGAAAAAACTGCAGAACAAAAAGAAGAAATACACGTAAACAAATGAAAAGATATCGTCGTTAAATAATAACGATTGATATTATAAAATAAATATATATAATAATATTATAGATTATGCCAACTATGAATAATTATTTAAATTTAATATATGTAAATTTAGGTTTTCTTGCACAAATAACAGTAATGATGTATTTTAAATCCGTTTTAGAAATACGAGAAAATTGGCCATTATACAGATGTAATCCACCATATTGGATTTTTTCACAAAATATTTCTGAAGATTTTACATATTGTGTTCAAAATACACAAATGAATATGATGGGTTATTTACTTCAACCATTAAATTATATGATTTCATCATTAACTAATGTTGGAGGACAATTTAATGATTCTATAAACAGTATACGTATGATGTTCAGCTCAATGAGAGGTTTTGTTTCTGATATTATTCAAAACGTATTTGGCGTATTTTTTAATCTAATTATAGAATTTCAAAAAATGATTATAAGCATAAAAGATATGGTTGGAAAAATGATTGGAATAGTTGTAACCATTATGTATGTATTAGATGGTTCTATAAAAACAATGAATAGCACATGGTCGGGGCCACCTGGACAACTAGTTAGAACAATTGGGTCGTGCTTTCATCCACATACAGAAATAATATTGTCTAATGGAGAAAAATATCATATGGAGAACGCCCCCTTAGGGGGCGTATTACAAGACGGTTCTAAAATATTCGCGGTATTAAAAATTGATAATGTCAAGAAAGAACCGTTATACAAAATTAAAGGTGCAAAACAAGACATTTTTGTAACCGGAGAACATTTCATTTATGATAACACTAATAATAAATGGATTCAAGTAAAAAATTATAAATATGCTACAAAACAAGCTAATTTTACACCAGAATATTTCTCATGCTTAATAACTAGTAACGGACGCATCAAAATTGACAATGAAATATTTTGGGATTGGGAAGATGATGAACTAACAAAGTAAAATAATACATTTTTCACATAAATTAAGAAATATTTCTTTATTATTATCCATTTATAGTATATGAATAATAATGATAAAATACAAATAAATGGAAATATAGATAATACATTGGATTTTATAAATAAAACATATGATAATTTATCATATTTCGATATGTATGGCAATTCTGTTATAATGTTTATTTTTATAACATTATTTGTTTTTGTTGTTTTTTCATTTTGTAAAGTTATGCAACAAAAAGAAGATATATCCGATGATTGGATAAATCAAAGATGTAAACCTCAAAATATGTTGTTTGCAGGTTTAATAACCCATCCAGAAGGAACATCTGCATTTCAATATACCAGCGATAATTTTCAATATTGCGTTCAAAACATACTAACAAATATATCAGGATATGCACTTGAACCGTTCCATTTCATGATAAAATCTTTAACACAAATTTTTTTATCATTTTCTAATTCGATTCAAAACATACGCGAATTAATGAATAAAATAAGAAATAGCATAACAGATATTACTGAAGATATAATGGGTAGAATATTAAACATTATGACACCTATTCAAAAAATTATTATTAGTTTGATGGATACATTTCAAAAAATACAAGGAACTATGACCGCAAGTTTATATACTATGCTTGGTTCATATTATAAATTACAAGCATTAGTTGGAGCCATATTAGAACTTATAATCAAAGTTTTAATAGCATTGGTAATAATTATTGTCGGTTTATGGATTACTCCATTTACTTGGCCGGCTGCAGCTTCTATGACAGCAGTGTTTACATCTATTGCAATACCATTAGCAATTATTGTATATTTTATGACTGAAGTTCTTTATATAAAAACTTCCGGAATACCTAAATTAAGATGTTTTGATGAATTCACACTTATATCATTACAAAATGGAACACACAAATATATTAAAGATATAAATGTAGGAGATATACTATTAAATGGAAGTTACGTTACTACAAAATTAAAAGTAACTTCGGTAGGCATGCAAATGTATAAATTAAACAATGTTATTGTAAGTGGTAGCCATTTGGTCTATCATAACAATGCTTGGATAAGAATTGAACAGCACCCAAAAACAGAACAAATAAAATATTGTAAACCATATTTGTATTGCTTAAATGTAAGCGATAAAAATATAAATATAAATGGCATTGTGTTTAGTGATTGGGATGAAATAACCAATAAAGAAATGTTATTATTAAACTCGCAAAATGAAAATATAAAAAATTTTGAACATATTCATGAATTTTTAAATGATGGATTTGAAGAAAATACAGAAATTACATTGTATAAAAATACTAAAAAACAAATACACCAAATTAATATTGGTGATGTTTTAGAAAATGGTTCAATTGTATATGGATTAGTTCAAATAGAAGCCACAAAATTAAGGAAATATAGCCATAAAATAATGCCCAATGTTTTATATCATTTATTAACAAATAATGGAAGTCTAATAATTAATTCAATTGATGTGAAAGATTACAATAATATCATAAACAAATTTATTATCTAAAGAATATATATAATATGGAAATTTCTATTGGTTCGTATAAATTCCGTCTTGAAATTTTAATAGCAATTGTTGTTATATTTTGGATTATGTTTGGACATTTATTATGTGGATGTAGTAGAGTATCTTTTATGGAAGGATTAGAAATGTTAACTAACAATAAAGCAAAACCTGAGGCAGCTGCTATGAGTAATATGGCTGCAGCAGTTAAACCAGAACCGGCGTCTAAAGAAGGGTTTACTGGAGCAAACAATATTGCTTATGGACCTGAATTTGCTGGAGCTAAAACACCAGATTATATTATGAACCCATCAAAATGGTCTATGCCAACATTAACATATAGCCCTGGAACTAAACCAGATGCAGGGGTACAATCTATTTGGGATCGTCCTAAACAACCAATACCGTTGCCTGAGGGGGAAATGGATTTATTTGCTACTACAACTTTTTCACCAGAATGTTGCCCTAATGCTTATTCTTCTAGTATGGGTTGCGCTTGTATGACTCTTCCGCAATATTCTTACCTAAGAGAGCGCGGAGGTAACAACGTTCCGTATGATATTTATTAAACTGAAATAATTTATATATAATTTATATCTAAATTATTATGAAGAAAAATCAAGATTATTCTAAAACACGAATTTATTATGAAACCAACAAAGAAATAAAATATTACGACATAAATATAAAATTAAAGAAAAAAATTACATGTATGTGCGAATCAATTATTACAAAAAAATCAAAACTAAAGCACAAAAAACAAATAAACACTTAACTTTATTATTACAAAATAACATTATTTCTTAGTTATTTCACATTTAACGCAATAACAAATATTTTGTGAATGTTCTGTATCAATATCTATGTTATCGTGTATCCATTCGTGTTCACAAATATGACTTAATTTATCTACAATATCTTCTTTCAATGTCTGTAAATATTGTATATTATGTTCGGCGTTATATTTGTTAATATATTCTTGAATTAATATTGTGTTACAAGAGTCAAAATAATTATTATCTAGTTTGTTAATGATTTTATTAATTTCCAAAATATGTTGTAATGTTGATTCCATAATATTAACATTAGTATATATTTGACTTAATATGTTAACTTCTTTTTCGGTAGTCATTGTTAAATAATATACTAAAAAGTTTTTATATTAGTTTAGAATTACATAAAAGAATATATATGTCGTCCATTTTTTGCATTGGAACGTGCAATTTGTCGCAACATTTCATAATTGATTGTTGTTAGTTTTCCAAATGCTTTGAATGAATTTGGAACGCCTCTATTATAAAATATAGCAGTAGTTGTAACCTTTCCATTACTAAATGTTGGCATTATTATACATAAACATATATAATAATTTTATAATATATGTGGGTTAAACATAATACCGATTTTTCGGTTATACAACACCTAAACATAATACCGATTTTCCGGTTATACACCCCCAAACATAATACCGATTTTCCAGATAAAAAACATTCATTCATTTACACATATAACATATATAATGACGGATTCAAACCATTATCTGACTTTTTCACTAATTTATCTACAACATCTTTTGTAACTGTAAACGGAAATTCCACTTTTAATGACATCTCTTCTTGAAATAAATTTGTATCCGGACGCATTAAACGATACAGATTTAACTTTGTATAAATAATTTCTAAACATCGCTTCAGATTTCTAACACCATCTTCCTTATTACAATGATTTTCTATAATGTAATGAATCGATTGCTCTGGAATAATAATGTCTTCTTTCATAAATTTAACTTGATCTCTAATTCTTGGCAATAAATAATTATTTACTATAACCGTTTTTTGTTTTTGGTTATAACCCTTTGTTTGGATACGATACATTCTATCCTTTAAAATAGGATTCACCTTACTTTCATCATTGTAACTAAATATGAATAAACATTTACTCAAATCAAAATCTATTTCTGCAAAATATTTATCATGAAATTGAGAATTTTGCGTTGTATCAGTTAGATGTGTTAAAATTCCAATTATTTCTTCACCTTTTGGAGTATCACTAATCTTATCCAATTCATCAAAGTAAATCACCGGATTCATACACTTACTATCAATCAATATTTGAACTATTTTTCCCCATGTTGAACCTTCATATGTATAACCATGACCTTCAAGAAAACTACTATCAGTTGCTCCACCTAACGCAATAAATGCAAATGGACGGTTCAAAATTTTACTAATACCTTCTTTAACTAAACTTGTTTTACCTGTTCCTGGAGGACCATGAATTGCTATAGCTGAACCTATCGCTTTTGGATTTGTAATTAATTGACCTAACATTTGCATAATCTGCATTTTAGCATCATTTAAACCATATACAGCATTATCTAATGTTTGTTGAGCATTTTCCATAAATGCATGACATTTTTCAACTCCATCACTAATTGATAAAGGTAATGTTTCAAATTTACCAAATGGAATTCTCATAAAAGTATCTACCCAATTTTTTATCTTGTAATATTCACCTGAACCAGGATCCATATATCGAAGAGTTCCTATCTTTTTAATAGCACTTGCCTTAAATATCACAGGAATATCTGATTCTAATAATGTCAAACGATATGGTTTTTCCACTCTTGTAATCTTATTAATTTCTCTTAATTCTTTAATGATTTTTTTTTGTTGCGAAATATCAAGCTTATCATAAAACTCAAAATCATTCATAGTGTTTTTATCATGTAGAATTCTCCTAAATATACGACTATTTCTATCCTTCTCTTTTTTAATCTTCCTCTCTTTTTTTTCCTTTATTTTATTCGATTCGTCTTCATATACATCTATACACTTTTCAAGTGTTTTATCATTTGGATTTTTAGTTAACAATTCCTTAAGCTTATCTAATATATCATTTTGTTCACAAACTTCTGTATGTAATAATTCTTTTGAACTTTTTTTCTTAGACAATTGTTTTTTTGGCAATTCATCATCTTCATCATTTGATGATTCACTGCTACTAATTGGTTCATCTTCGTTTTCAGTAGACATCTCGTCTGAACATGTTTCCCATTCTTCATCTTCATCATAAATGTCTTCATCATCTCTTGCTCCAATACTTAATATAATATTAATCTTATCTCTTTTTGAACTTCGTTTATCCGTTGAATAATGTGACTCATTATCATCATCACTTTCATTATAATCATCACTTCCATCATAATCATCATTTTCACTTCCATCATTATCTTCTACAATTTTTTTTCTATCTTTCTTTGATTTTTTCTTTGGCGAATCATCTATGTCATCTTCATAACGTTTTTTTTGCAACTTTTCTAGTTTTGTAAACTTTTTTGTTCTCTTTTGTTTTTGCATTTTTTTCGGAGATACAGTTTCTTCATATTCTTCATCATATTCTTCATCTTCATTATAATGACTTGGACGTTTACTATCTAATTTATACATTTTTTTTAAAAATTTACGATATTCCATTTCGTCAATATCGTCATCATCTGTGTATGAAGAATTGTCGTCGGAAGAATCGTCATTTATTTTTCTATTTCTAGATTTTTCTTCCTGTTTTTTTGTTTTAATAAATTCTCTTTTAGACATTTTAGTTTGAGTATCACGCGACATTGTATTATTAACTATATAGATATATTTAAGTATATTCAATTTTTTATTTAATTAATTTCGTTCTAAATATTGATACGTGCATATAGTTAAATATTTTGTACTTAATTAAAGTATTTAAATAACAAAATAAAATTGAAAAATAAACAATCTAAATATTATTTGTTATATATAGGAAGGATGTTAAAGAATTCTGGAAATATGAAGAACACTTATAGTTCAAAGATTATTGGCATTCAATTTAGTATATTATCACCAGAAGAAATACGCAAAGGTTCTGTAGCTGAAATTACTAGCAAAGAAGCATATATTAACAATAAACCAGTTATCAATGGATTATTCGACCCACGTATGGGTGTTTTAGAACCTGGTTTAGTATGTCCTACAGATGGTTTAGATTATATGCAAACTCCTGGATATTTCGGTCATATTGAATTAGCACGACCTGTATTTTATATTCAATATCTTAGCACTATTCAAAAAGTATTACGATGTGTGTGTTTTAAGTGTAGCAAATTATTGATTTCTAAGGAAAAATATAAGCAAGCACTTAAAATGCAAAATACACAACGATGGAAATATGTATTTGAATTGTGTAAAGGCATTAAACGTTGTGGCGAAGATAGTGAAGATGGATGCGGTTGTTTACAACCTAAAAAAATTAAAAAAGAAGGCATGTCTTCATTATTTGCTGAATGGACAAATACAACAGAAGATGATGATGAAACTATTATTATACCTTTGACACCTGAATTGGTTTTAAAGAACTTTAAAAGAATATCTGATGAAGATGTTACTTTTATGGGGTTTAGCCCATTATGGTCTAGACCGGATTGGATGATTTGCCAAGTGTTAGCCGTTCCTCCTCCTGCAGTAAGACCATCTGTAAAGCACGATGCTCAGCAAAGGTCTGAAGATGATTTAACACATATATTGGTAAATATAGTTAAAAGTAATAAAACTTTATTAGAGAAAATTCATAATAATGCTCCTGAAAATATAATTAACGATTGGTCTGTTGTGTTGCAATATCACGTTGCTTCAATGGTAGATAATAATCTACCCGGGGCTAGTCCTGCGGCACAACGTTCCGGAAGACCTTTTAAGTCTATAAAGGACAGGTTAAATGGTAAGGGCGGTCGTATGAGAGGAAATCTTATGGCTAAACGTGTAGATTTTAGTGCACGTTCAGTTATTACTGCCGACCCTAATATTTCCATTAGAGAATTGGGAATTCCAATGAAAATTGCTAAAAATATTACTAAACCGATTGTTGTAAATAGAGTCAATAAAGCTTTCTTAACAAAATTAGTGCAAAACGGTCCTGACGTGTGGCCGGGTGCTAAAATTCTAGAAAGAACTAATGGTCAAAGTATTACTTTACGGTATTTAGATAGAAAGAGTATTGTGTTGGAAGATGGTGACATTGTTCATCGTCATATGATGGACGGCGATGCTATATTGTTTAATCGTCAACCAACACTCCACCGAATGAGTATGATGTGTCATATAGCGAAAATTATGAAACGAGGTGATACATTTCGTATGAACGTCGCCGATAGACTTTGTGTTGGCAACAGGGGGCATTAAAAACGTGTGACCCCCTAGTAAATAAATCAATCCATAAACGAGGCAAAATATTATTAAAACTATTTAAATGCATATTAGTTAGTATAAAATGTAATGAGTGTGGCAGATACCAAACCCGAAAAAACTTGTTCTAATTGTGGTGTTGTTAAAATCGCCAAATTATTTATTCCTAAGCGTAACATATGTAAAGAATGTAGGAACAAACGAAGCAGAGAAAAATATAATAGCATTGATATTTCAAATAAAGAAGAAAAATCTTGCAATATTTGCAATCAAACGAAACATCATAATATGTTTGTTAAAAATAGAAACACTTGCATTGACCGCAATAATTTAAAAAGAAGAACCAAGTATCACACAGATGACACGCAACGGAGCAAAATAATACAAGCGTCTACTATATTTAAACAGAAAATTATTACTGAAAAACACAAACAAAAATAGAAGAAATTGGCATTGATAATAAAAAATGTAGTTGTTGTAAAATAATATAAAACATAAAACGAGATTTCGACATAATCGTTTAAAATGTAAAGATTGTGAACGAGATGACCCTCGTGAAAAATTAAAACGAGTCATACGTTCAAGAATAATTAGTGCTTTTTACAATAAACGTAAGCACACGGTTGAATATTTAGGTTGCAATATGCCTGAATATATAAATTGGTTATTACATAATGATTATGGTTATAATTTAGATAATCGTGGCATAGAATGGCATATTGACCATGTAATGCCATTGTCTAAATTTAATTTAGAAGACACCGAACAACAACTAATTGCATTTAATTGGAGAAATACGATGCCATTATCTGCTAATGAAAATTTATCTAAAAATAATAAAATAATACCAGAACAAGTATTTAGACATCTAGAAAATTTAAAAAAATATCATTTAGAAAACAATCTTAATTTGCCTCAAGTATATATTGATTTATTTGCAAAACACCTTGATGCGGGAAGTCCCTTAGAGCCTATCTAGTCTAATAAACTAGAGAATCACTACCAAGTCTATTTGGGAAACCAAGTAGATGGCCGAGATTTGGAACTCGGGTATGGTAATAATGTGAAGGATTGGGTAATCCGCAGTGTCACTTCCTAACCTCGTTATGGTAAGAGTATGGAAGGCATTCAGAGACTGAACGGGTGTTGG